CTCAATATTGAGTGGTTTTAGTGTCTAATTATAAGAAAAATTATTTAAGTCCTAATTCTTTTTTTACTGCTGCAGTAGCATCAGGTCCATTTTTATAAAGCAACCCAACAGTGTTAGAATCGAATACAAAATCCCATCCATTTGCTTTAGCCGCTTTTTCAAGAGCATCGTTTAGTTTTCTCTCAATAGGAGCATAAGCTTCGCTTTGTTTTTTAGCTAAATCCTGTTGTGCTAATTGAGTCATCTGCTGGATATTTTGCAGCTTAGTTTCCATTTGCTCGATAGTGCCAAGCCGCGTTTTGTAAACCTCGTTCCGGTCTCTTTCAAACTGCATTGCCTGTTCGTGCAAAGTCAGTTCTTCACGAAGGTTGGCAATCTCATCGTCATCCAGGATTTTATTAGAGTTCTTAGCTTCGTTAATTTTCTGCTGAAGCTGTAGTTCCACTCTTTCATGGAACAGGATAGCTTGTACGGATTGCAATTCCTCTTTACGCTTATCGGACCACTCACGCAGTTGTTTCTCAATGGCAGCGTTTTCATAACGTGTAGCCAAGTCCGAGATTTGCTTGAGTTGTTCGTCAGTAAGGTTTACATCTTTCTGGCGCATCTCAGCAATCATTTCGATCCGTTTTTGCTGGGCAAGACTTGGCGTTTCAAGTTCGCCCATTTTATCAATCTGCGCTTGGATTTTCGTAATCATATCATCATAAGCATCTTGTTGTCTTAAAATAGCTTTATATTGATTTTGGAACGTACGATTATCCTCTTTACTGTCTATTGGGCGGGCGATATAAATTTGCCCTTCGCCACGAGCAAGTCGGTTATATTGGTCTTGAGACGCTGCACCAATACGACCATCCCCATAAGTTTTTTGACGCGCATCGGATACCCAGCCGCTTTTAGTATACATCGCGCTATGTCCGTGAATACGACCTTTAGCAGTCCATGAAGTCATAGACTGAATGTCGCCTACTTGCGGAACATAGTTTTCATCATATTTAATGTAACGATAACGTCCGGTAGCTACTGCATTTCTAGCCACATGAATACCACTAGCAGCCCTGCGATATGACGGAATGTGTTTAACAAGAGTATCATTAAGATATTTGGCGCACTGTCCAAGATACTGATTTAAACCTCGCGCGTGTTTTAAAGCATCCTGGGCAGTTTTTTCTGCCAAAGTAATTTTACCCCTTTGCTTACTTGCATCTGCATTTGCAGCCGCCTGCGCCGCAGCAGCGGCAGCTTCAGGATTGACCTCTCTCAAAGAGTCGAATGTTTTGGTTCTAGCATCACGACGAGCCTTAGCGTCCGCTTGTACTGTTTCAGCGGCATTAACCACAGCATCTTGTGCGAATGTCGTGTGGTTTTTATTAAACAGTTCATTCCAATCAGCTAACCCTTTAAACTGCGGTTCTACAACAGGTTTAATCTCAAAAGGAGCTTCTTTGCCAAGTCCAACCATTAGGTCGTTAATGTTTTCCTTAAGGCCATTTACCATTTTGCTGTATATGGTGTTTACAACTTTAAATATGTTTTCCCATCCGTTTTTAACGGATTCGAATAACCATTCATGGGCAGTAATCCCAAGAGTAACAACCATATCCATGAATTGCGCATAGACTTCCAGCCACCGCCAGAAGCCTTTAGTTTTAGTCTCAATGGTTCTATTCCAATATTTTTCTTCTTCCTTTGCTGCTTTCTTAGCATTGTTAATCTGGTTCTTAGTTGCGTTATCGTTGCTTGTGGTTAGTTCGTCTATAAGACTAAATATCGCTCTCCATCCGTAACTAATAGCATCGAGCATATCCAGAATGCCTACGCAAAACTTAGCCCATGAGGTCGTACTTTTGCGAAGTTCGTCTTCGAATAGAATAATGTAAGCTAAGAATGCGGCAATACCAGCTACGACAAGTGCAAGCGGATTAGCCAACATTAGTGCCCATGTGGCTTTCAAAGTCTTCTGGAAAGTAAAAAGCATCCCAGTACCAGCCGCAAATTGTGCTACAAGATGCGCTTTCCATAGTAATCCAATAGCTACAATTACACCAGTTGCTACTACAAGAAGTTCCTTGAAGTGTTCTGATAACCACACAATACCACGGGCAACGGCTGGCGCGAAACGTGTATTCTCGTTGATCTCACCCCAGAACTTAGTCCAGTTATTTTTCATAATAACAAGACTGTCTGAAATGCGCATTTCAGTCTTAGCAAATGCCGCATCAATATCTGCTTCTGCATCGGTAAGAGCTTTAACCATCGCTTCTGTGGTTATCTTACCCTCTTTGCGAAGTTGCAATAATTCGCCGCGTGTAACGCCGAAGTGTTTAGCCAAGGCATCCATAAACAGCGGCATAGTTTCCGCCACAGTTCTAAATTCGTCGCCGTCCAATTTACCTTTTGAGAAGGCTTGCGAAAGTTGGAGCAATGCAGCAGCGGATTCTTGTGCGCCTAGACCGGACATTGCCACAAGTTTATTTACTGATTCCGTAACTCGTAAGGATTCCCGCTGCGATTTACCAACGGAGCGCAAAGCTAAGTCGAAACGCTGGAAAGTTGTCGTGGTTTCATCGACAGCCATACGGGTCTTGTTAGCAATACGGAACATTTCTTGTTGCAGCGTGTTTACTTGTCCTTGGCTATCTGCAACAAGGCGCAGTTTGTTCTGCATGGAAGTATAGCTATCCACAGCATTTGTAACGGATGCAAGTGAGAAGCTTGCGCCGCTAATGGCAAGAATAATAGTGAACATATTACGCAAAGAACGGGTAAGACCGTTAATGCCGCCCTGCGCACGATGCGCACCGTTATTCATTCGGTTAATAATATTAGTCGTATTAGTAATATTATTCTGCGTCATGTGCAGCGTTTGGTTAAGCCTATCAAATCCATGCTGGCTTCGGTTAGCTTCATCACCCATTCGCTTAAAGTTACGAATGACAACATCGGAACCAGTGTCCCGTACGACTATGTTAATATTTTCGTTTGCCATTCTAGAAACCTTTCAAAATTATATTCTTATTTGCTTTAATTGCATGGGATGCCGCATCTATCGCTAGATACACATAATTTGCAGGAGCTTGCTTAGACCAATGTCCGCTATTCAGTAATTCTATATAAGGTAGATTATTTACGATATAAACAGGCTTGCCTTGCTTATGGGATTGTAATTGTTGCCAAGCCGTTGCAAGTGTAACCACAACAGCGTTAGACACACCGTAGCTTTCAACCGTCCAACCTGGAATATAACCAGTACCGACAAGCCAGTTAGACCGCGCCCGCCCTGTTTTTATTGGCGTCCACGGCACAATTCTTTTCATACACTCAAAAACAACGACTTTAGTAATGTCGGCAATGTTCTCTTTGAGACCTTTGTCTGCAAAGTCGTTTACCTTCTTACCAAAGTCGCCCAGATTCATTTCTTTCTCTTTGCATCTTTCGCCATATGTTCCAAGTAAGCCTCGTCCATGTGGCGTATGTGATAAAACAAACTGTCCATCTGTTCAGCACTTAGCTCGTTATAAACGCCCCATTCTCTTATATAGTTCCATGGAATCGGACCTGCTGCCATCCCAAGTTGCCTTGTTGTGGTTAAGTCCATAAACGCTTCTAAATATAATTCCAAGCCTATTTGTAAGTCTGGGGCGTTTGCGATACTTTCTGGCAACGGCATTTTTTGCCTTGCACATTGCAGAAGTATCGCCTTTTCAGTTTTGCCTTGCTCTAACTGATACAGAAGGACTTCTGTTAGTTTTTTGCTTCTTGCTCAAGAGTTTCTTGGCGGAACAATGCTTGAGTAGAAGCGGCGTTTTGCACGTCCTCAAACAGTTCCGGCAAATCGGTGAACAGTTTAATAACGTTCTCTTTGCTGAACGCCAAATCGTTGCCTTCAGCGTCCTGCACGTTGTTCCAACCGAGAACAATAGTCTCAGCATAAACTTCACGCATAATGGCGGTCATGGTATCCAAATCCAAAGTCTCGTTTTGAATTTGGCGGCGGTATGGTTTAACGCGGTTTTCTAGAACCCGTTTATAGGCAGCATTCGAGCCGCCAGCGCGGGCAATGCGAATAGTAATCGGTTTGGTCTGCGCTTCGTCTACAAAACCATACTGCAAAGTGATACCATCTCTTTCGCGTTTGGTATCAGTATTAAATTGTTTATATAGATTCATGGTCTTATCTCCAAAAAAAAATTGAAAAAGGGTGGCAAATCGCCACCCTGTTATTTTATACGCCACCCGCGATGTTTGGCAAGTATTTAAACTGTTCGATTAGCAACGTATACCCGAACTTACCTCTTACGGCGTTAGTTTCCAGCGGCAACATGATTGCTTGGTCTTTTTCAACCGTTAAGCGACCATTACCCAACGTTAGCAGCGGAATGTCCCAAAGCAATGCAGAGTTTTTCTTCTGCATAATTACGTCCAAGGTAATATCGGCGTTATTACGAACCGCTTTTACAGCATTTACGTCTGCAAAATACACGGTCATATCGCCGCCAACCTCAAACATACCTGCGGAAGTATCAATCGCGCCCAAAGTACCGATTGCTTTAGCAGCAGTAACGTTGTTCTTGATTGACAGCTTCATCTCAGTCGCAAATGCGAACAAAGGTTTAACTGCGGAATCATTCGCCACAGTAGCCAGCTTAATGCGGTTTACGTCTGAAGAAGTATTGAATGCACTTTCAGGAATATTCTCAGGACGAGTGCCAGTTTTCAGACCTTGCGTACCATCACGCTGTTCGTTGTCCATAGCAACAAATGACATATCTAAAGTAACTTTGTCTGCGCTGCTAACGTTGATTGTAAGTTCGTTAGCTACCGCACCGACCAAGTATTCGGACATAGCACCGTTTGTGTCTTTGCCAAGATAACGTTCCAGCTGATAAGAACGTCGTTTGATAAGTTCTGCTTCGCTTTCGTTTTTCAACACAGTAGCAAGGTAGATTTCAATGGATTTACCAGTACCAACTTCCGCTTGAGGCTCGAAAGAAGTTTTGTCGAAAGTAATTGTGGTAGCTGTAACCACAGATACACGGGCGAAGCCTGTATTGTTTGCAAAGCGGGAAGCAGTCTCATCGCCGCCGAGGAACACCCATTCGCCAGGAATTAAACCGAGTGCGTCTAATCCAGTACCAGTCAGCTGGAACAAGCGTCCGTTCATTACGGCGTTTACTGCACCTGCATCCAGTTTAATACCAACAACATCCACGCGGGCAGTAGCTGGCGGAGTTTCGTCCTCAATAGCTTCCGTAAATGTTACCTTCGCCGCTGTTCCGTTGGCCGCACCCTCACGAGCGCCA